GAACGTGCCGTTCGGGGTGTGACCACCGGCGGCGACACCGTTGAAATCTGCCGCGTCCGCAACGGCCGATTTGCCGATGTCGTGCCCAGCCGCGTCGTCACCATCGCCAATATGAACTCGTTCAACACATACTTCTGCGACGCCAACTACTATGCAGCAGAAACGGGCCGTTGTGTCTACCGCTCTGGCAGCTATGCGGTGAACGGTAGCGGTGGTATCGCGTACGTCGTCGCGTCCTACGGTGCCTCGCGCTCGAATGGCGCCTACGGCTCTCGGCTTGCCTTCAGGGGCGAATTCGAGATCGTATAGCGTGTGCGTGAGCGAAAGTTGAAAAAGCGCAGAGGGAGAGCCCGAAAGGGCTGCTCCCTCTCCCTTTTTTATCCGCGAAGCTGATTTTTTTTTGTTGGTTTTTTGCCAACATCAATAAAAATGTATGTACCTTTGCCGCCAAGGTAGAGGATCTCTGAGGCCGTTGTGTCTACCGCTCTGGCAACAATGCGATGAACGGTAACAGTGGTATCGCGTACGTCAACGCGTCCAACGGTGCCTCGCGCTCGAATGGCGCCTACGGCTCTCGGCTTAAATTCAAGTTGGCCCGTCCATGTTTCAGCATGGAGTGTGTCAATCGTCCCGCTGCCACGGCGACGTGTCGCCACGGTAAGGGCGAGAGGTCCGAGCCTCGGCAACCCTTGTGGAGGAAATAAACTTCCCTCACAAGAAAGCCGGAACATCAAGAATGACCTGAAGGCAATGGAAACGTCAGTAACCTTCCCGCTTGACGATATTGTCCGTGAAATCGTGAGCGATGAAAACATGCAAGATAGCTTTGACTTTGTCATTAGTCACCTTGACTATGCTCGCCAGCGAGACGTATACCGCCCGTGGCGGGACGCCATCATCAGTGAGCTGAAACATGACATCTCAAACGGCACTTTCTTGCTTAGGCGCGACGAGGTGCGCGATATTACCGTCACCGACGGACCGAAGATAAGGGAGGTGCAGGCTCCGAAAGTCCCCAAGCGCATAGGTCTCCATGCCATCATGGTCATCATAGAGAAATACACCTATCCCACACTCATAAAGAACACCGCTGCCAGCATCAAGGGAAAAGGGATGCACTGGCTGCACCACATCGTAGAGGACGACCTTCGCAACATCGGCTGGAGGGACATCTACTTCTACAAGTCCGACATCAACAAGTATTACGACAGCATCGACCAGGGCAAGATGAAGGCCCTGCTGCGAAGGTTCTTCAACGATCCTTTGCTGATGCCCATGCTCGACAACTTCGTTGAGCTCATGCCGCACGGGCTGTCGAAGGGGCTGCGTTCCTCGCAGTGCTTCGCCAACCTGTTCCTGTCCGGCGTCGACTACGAGATGCTGCGCCATGCGTACAACTACGACCTCGACGGCGAGACGCGCTACCTGTATTACCGCTACTGTGACGATGTGGTGATACTCGCACCCGACAAGAAGTCGCTGTGGAAACTGCGTGACAGGTATGTCGATGCAGTGCATGGGCTCGGGCTTGAGGTGAAGCCAAGCGAGGCCGTCAGGCCATTGTCCGAAGGTCTGGACTTCCTTGGCTTCGTGCACTACGGCACGCACTCGCTGCTGCGCAAGCGTATCAAGCAGAATGCCGCCCGCAAGCTGGCCAGGGTGAAGTCGAGGAAACGCCGCCAGCAGGTCATCGGCTCGTTCAACGGGATGGCGTGTCACGGAGATTGTGTCAACCTTTACCAAAAATTAACAGGAGAGAAAATGAAAAAGTTCAGTGAGATGGGCGTGACGTACACGCCCGCCGACGGGAAGAAGCGCTTCCCCGGCAAGATGATGCGACTCGGCTCCATCGTCAACAAGGTCATCCAGGTGCATGATTACGAGAGCGGCATCAAGACCAGCCAGGGCGATGACCGCTACATCGTGAGTTTCTTCGACCCGAACACCAAGGAGTGGGGCAAATTCTTCACCGCATCCGAAGAAATGAAAAACATCCTCGACCAGATCAGGGAAATAGAGGGCGGTTTTCCATTTGAGACCACCATCATCAGTGAGGTTTTCGACGGAAACAAGATAAAATACAAGTTCTCGTAGCCTTTCGAGATTTCAGAGTTTTGATCATCGGGCCGTATTTCTTCGTAACTTTGTGGCAGAACACTAAATTTGATTGTTATGCCACAAGAGAAATTCAACTGCATCCAGAAGATAGGCCGCAACCGCTATCAGGTGTTCTACGGCCTTGACGAGAACGGCGTCAGCAGGTTTTCTGCGATTGTCGAGTACAAGCCCACCCTTGAGGAGATCAAGGAGATGGTGCTTGACGCCATCAACAAGGAGACTGACCGCACCATCCTCACCGGCTTCGTCTGGACTGACGGTGACGGCCACGAGTACCCCGTCTGGCTCTCCACCGAGAACCAGTTCAACTACAAGTCGGCGTTTGACCTTGCCGTGCAGACTGGCGGTGCGATGCTTCCCGTCACGTTCAAGTTCGGCACCGTCGAGGAGCCGGTGTACCACGAGTTCACCACGCTGGAGGAGCTGCAGGGCTTCTACATGATGGCCATCGCGTTCATCCAGTCCACCTACCAGCGAGGATGGGCAGAAAAGGACAGCATCGACTGGAGCGATTATGAACACGTTGTTGAATTGTAGCGTGGTCATGGCAGCCGTCCTGCTGTCATGCTACCTGGCCGTCTATGTGTTCCACCATGGGCTTCCCGAGTCCATCAGCGAGACGTACTACCACATCGGCAAGCGTTGGGTATTCAGCCTGGTGCTTGCCCTTGTGGCAATGCTGCTGCTGGTTCCATGGATAGAGCGTGGCGACTATGAGTGCTGCGCCTTCCTGTCGTGTGCCGCTGTGCTCTTCGTGTCAGCCAGTCCCCAATTCCGTGACGAGTGGGTGAGCAAGATCCACTACGGGGCAGCTGCCGTGATGGGGTTGTGCTCAGTGTTGTGGCTGGTGCTCAACGGCCATCACCTGCTATTGTTGGCCCTTTCAATGTTGGCAGCTGCTATCGATCACAAGCGTTGGGTGTGGTGGCTGGAGGTCGGTATCTTTACCAGCGTTGTCAACGCTTTGGTATAAAAATAACCAAAATCGCAAAACCTTAAAAGTTACCCTTTTACACAAATTCCGTTTTTGAGATTTCAGCAAATTGGCCGTGTGTGTGCCTCGTGTCCCTAACTTTGGTGACATGATGAGAGATAGAGCATTACACATGAGTTGCTGTTGTGTCATCACCGTTGCGATGATGGCCGTGTACCGTATAGCCAAGATTGACTTTTGGCTCACTGTCGCCGTGTGCTCGCTGGTGCCGTCGCTCATCGGTGTGTGCAAGGAATGGGATGACAGCCGGGAGCCTGGCAACCGCTGGGACTGGCACGACATCCGGGACAATGAAATCGGGGTGGCCGTCGGCACTGCCATCGGCTGCCTGTTTTGGCTTATATAGGTTATGAAAGACTATTCGGAATTTTTCGCAGGGTTGCCGATCATGTACGGCATCGTCGTGGTGGCCATGGTAGTCGTCATCTTGGCGATGTGTATGGATTGTGTGAGCGGCTGGCAGAAGGCAAAGGCCAGGAATGAGGCAAGGACATCTTACCTGTTCAGCAGGTCGATCTCCAAGTTCACCCTTTACGAGGGTGCGCTGTTCATCAGTGCGGGCATCGACACGCTCGTGCATTTTGTTTGGGCACAGCTGCTGTCATCGGTGTATTGTGTGCCCATCGTGACGTGCATTGCCGGCATCGTGCTTTGCCTGGTCGAGATCTGGAGTATGCACGAGAAGGCAGACGAAAAGACACGGCGCAACCTCACCAATGCCGTCAAGGTGGTGAGCGATGCCGTTAAGGACGGACAGATTGCCGAGCTGGCCAAGATGGTCAATGAAGTTAAACAAGACAATAGCGAGATGTGATTATGGCTACACTGAAACGAGGCAGCAAGGGCAAGGAGGTTGCCCAGTTGCAACAGGCTTTGAAATTGTATGCTGACGGGATTTTCGGTCCGCTGACTGAGGAGGCCGTTAAGGAGTTCCAGCGCAAGTACGGGCTGGTGGCAGACGGCATCGTAGGCCCCAACACATGGGCACTCATCCAGGGCGACCCTGTTGTGAAGAAGTCCAAACGCGCCATCAATGAGATTATCGTCCACTGTACCGCGTCGTATGAGGGCAACGCAATGACCGTCGAACAGATCAGGCGAATGCACATCCGTGAGCGCGGATGGAGCGATATCGGGTACCACTATGTGGTGTACCTCGATGGCAGCATCCACAACGGCAGGGACGTGAACATCAGCGGTGCCCACTGTTCCGGTCACAATCTGCACAGCATCGGTGTTGTCTATGTCGGAGGGCTGGCCAAGAATGGCAAGTCGAAAGACACCCGCACACCCGCCCAGAAGGCAGGACTCTTGAAGCTGCTGAAGGAGTTGAAGCGGCTCTATCCCAAGGCCACGATCCACGGCCACAGGGAATATGCCAGGAAGGATTGTCCGTGCTTTGATGCACGAAAAGAATACGCAGGGTTATGAGTGTGAACAGAAGTGCATTGGGCGAGCTGGTGGCCAGGGTCATCTTCGGGATCGTCGTAGCGGTCATCGCCATCTTAATCTTATCGTTGTTATGGAAGTGACCAGGAAGCATATATATTTCCTTATCGCTGGATGGCTCATAGGCGCCGTCTGCTGCTTTTTCTCTGGCAAGGCGGTCTATTCCACCACCGACAGTGTGAAAGTCGAGAGAGACACGGTTTTTGAGCAAGACACGACAACTCATATCAACCCGTCGCCCGTGGACGGCACCGACGTGCGCAAGGAGTACCACTTCCTGCCCATGGTGCGGACCGAGAGAGATACTGTGCTCAAGACCGACACCGTTAAGCTGCATGACTCCGTGCTTGTCGAGGTGCCCATCACCAGCAAGCACTACCAGGCCAAGGAATATGATGCCTGGGTGAGCGGTTACAAGCCATCCTTGGACTCAATCAAAGTCTATCAGGAGAAGCAGATCATCACCGAAAAGGTGACAGTCACCAAGACCAAGCGCAAGCCCTGGGGGTTGGGGTTCCATGTCGGTTACGGCTATGACCCGGTCAACAAGACCGCATCCCCGTTCGTCGGTGTCGGCCTGAGTTATGATATAATTAGTTTTTAGTTTATCCATGATAATTGGTATTTTAAGTTGTTAATTTGATATTACATGGGGTAATTTAATCGAGTTTTTCATTGTGCGGTGTCGTCGGGAGACGATGCCGTTTTTGTTTGAACTTTTCGCAGGCTTGTGAGTAATAAAAGCGAGCGTCCTGTGATGATGAGATTGTGATGATGGGGACGCTTGATGTGGGGTGTGGCCCGGGAGGGTGGCACCCCTTGTTTTGCAGCAAATGCTGGCTTTGCTAAGCAAATGCAGCAATTGCTTGATTTGCTAAGCAAAAGTAGCATTTGCCGTTTTTGCTAAGCAAAAGTAGCAATTGCTTGATTTGCTTGAAACTTATTGAGATATAGATGGTTACAAGGGTGATTTTTCGGTTTTTCGTGATTTTTGTACACCTTTAATAATATAGATTATATAATTTATAATATATATATTATTTAATTATATATAACATAGAAAATAAACTTATAGATAAGTTTATAACGAGTCAGCGAAAAAGTCAGGGTAAAAAAATGGCGCGGGGAACCACCCACCGCGCCGTAAGTCAAACCAATCTCACCGACAAGTAGTACAGCGAAATTGATAACGCAAAGGTAGGCATTATTTCGGTTTCTCCAAAATTTTGCCGTTCAAATTATCAATTACCATACGCACAGCCTCTGTCGCCTGTTTAGGTGTGACGCTGATGTAACTGTAGAGCGACGTGCTCACCTTATCGACGCGGTGACCAAGGATGAAGTCAACCACGCTCTCGCTCACACCGAGCTGAAAGGCGTGCTGGGCAAACGATTTTCGGGCAGCGTAGTATATGAGATGTTTGACACCTGCGATCTCGCCGAGCTGATCCATGTAGCAGTCAAAGACACAGTGAAGCCTCGACCTGTTTTTGTATGCGCTGAAGAACAGGCGACCGTCATGGCCCTTGTACTTATCAATGATGGGCTTTGCCTCGTCTGGTATCCTGAACTCGACGTACTTGTTCATCTTCGCCCTGTTCTTTGTCTTCGTCCGCTCGTAACGGATGGTGTTTCGGCATTCGTCGAAATCAACAGCGAGCAAGTCCACGATGTTGATGCCGCCCAAGTAGTAACTCAACATGAAGCAGTCCCGGCAGATCTGCACGTTCTTTCTCTTGCACTCTGCATCGCGTATGCGCCTCACGTCATCCACCGAGAGCCATGACTGCCTGACTTCGGGCGATGGCAGGTCAAAACCCGAGAACGGGTCATTCTGAGGAACGGCATAGCCGCAGCGCCTGGCGAAGTTGATGAGTTGGTTGAGGAACACAAGCCGGTCACGCCTGGTGTTGGCCGAGTAACCCTTGTCGAGCATGAACTTATGGAAGCCGACAACAGTAAGATGGTTGATGCGCTCCATCATGTACCCGTCACCTGCGTAGGCTGTCAGGCACTGGAAGTGGTCAGTGTATGTCGCCCTGGAGCCAACAGATATGTTGGCCATGTCCATGTACTTGGTGAATACGTCCGTGATGTTTTTGTGCCGGTCCAGATCCGAGTTGGTGAGCATGTACACCAGTTCCGAGCATGACAGCCCGTCGGCGTACTCCAGCTCATCGATGGCGTTCTGGATTTTCTGCACCAGCTTGCGCAGTTTTGTGTTGAGGAACGATGCGTCACCCCTGTTGACGACGATGCCGCGCTTGAACTCGCGTGCGCTGTCTATGATGACGTTTGTTGGGATGTAGCGTGTCTGCCCGTTGTGGGCGATGGAGATGCGGACCTTGTGCCGTCCGTCCTTGAGTGCCTTGGTTGGCACGATGACAGTTCTTAGTGTAGCCATAATTTTCGACAATAATTTGGTAATAAAAAAGAGTTTTTCGACAATTTTTCGACAATAGGAACGGCTCACTGGTGGGCCGTTTTTCGATTATTATTACCACCTAAGTACCGAAAAGTTCAGCATTTTAGCGTTTTAGGGTAGGAAAACCGCCAATAGTACGGAAATTTTTCTATAAACGCACAAATTTGCCTGAAAATATCGGGGTTTAGGTGATTTCTACAAATCGGAGGGACAATAATTCGGTAATTATTGCGTGGGAGCGTCATTCGTCACATGCTCCACCTGACCATTGTTTTGGCTTGGGTAGTAGTGGACCTTGATGGCGAAAACTGAACAATACAGGATGAGGAAGACTGCCGTTGCGATGATGCGGCGTTTCCAGTTAGAGCCGTTGACGAAGTCCAGGGCAGCCTCCGGTTTCCACATGGCATAGGCGTACATGGCCAGCAGAGGAATTGAGATCAGCATGAACGGGTTGAACTGCATTGCGCCTGGCTTGAGGCCGAGCAAGGCGCAGGCGAACATGAAAAGCACGGCACCAGATACTATCATCAGAATGCGGGCTGATGATTTCTGCCTCCTTACATCGTCAGAGTTAGCTTGACCAGCTGGGATTTCATAGAACTTGTAACCTGCCTCATTCTTGTAGCCACGGATGCCAGACTTATAGCGGCGGTCATAGATGGGCACCTGCTGCACCTCGTAGCGCTTGTAGGTTACTGTGTCCTTCTTGAAGTAGTGTAGTCCCTTGAAAAAAGCGATGAACGAGGCGAGTCCGCAAGTGAGGAATATAGCCACGATCCATAGCGGAAGTTCCTTGCTGAGTGTGGGCACAAACTCTGCGTTTCCTGTTTCGATGTACGGTTGGTTAGTCAGTGGCGGAGGTGTCTGTGATAGTTCACCTGTGCCCCTGACTGGCGTGCTGTGTGCGTCGCCGTACACTTGATTACTGATGACACGTCCGCCATCGCGCCCCACCTGGTTAACGGCAGAGCGCACGAAACCCTTAGCGAGTTTTCCGAGATAGGATTGTTTTGCCATGATTACTTGATTTGCTTTTTGAGTTTGTCGTTCTCTGCTTGCAGTGCATCGATGGCCTGTTGTTTCTCCTCGACGATTGACTGCATTTCACCGATGGTGGCGATCAGCTTGTTCAATCTGTCGTTGGACTGGTTGGCTATGTCGCTCTTGAACATGTGGCCCTCGCCTCGCATGAGCCATTCAGCGGACACATTGGGAAAGCCCTTGAGGATAGCGTCAACGGTATCAAAGCCGATGGCACGTCGTCCAGTCAAATAGTTGTTGAGCGTCGTGTACTTGATGCCACACGCTATTGCGAACGCCCGACTGGTGAGGTTAAGCGCAATGATCAGCTCGTTAATTCTCGATAAGATTTCCATTTCCAAACAAACTTTTTTCGATTTCGCCAAATGTGAATAAACATTGCGAAATGTAATCAAACATTAAATATCGTCATTTGAAGATATTTTTCCTCAAAAAAATTTGCACATATCGTCAAATGGCGATACTTTTGCATCACAAACAAACTAATGCACAAATATAGTGCTTTAATTTGGATTAGCAACAATGTATAACTCAAAAAATTACGCCACTATGAAAGAAGAAACAAAACAGTTACTCGAAGCCTTCAAGGATAAGGACATTAACGAGATGGATGTGCATGACCTCAAGGGTTACTGCATGGCACTGAGAGAGCAGAACGAGCAGCAGCGCATCGACATCGCCGACTATGAGGGCAGCCTCGACAACCTCAACGACCAGATTGCCGATTTGACATCCAAGGAGAAGGATGCGACGACCGGTTGCAACCGTGAATACCGCAAGGTCACGATCCTCAAAGGAGCGCTCAAGCTGCTCAAGGAGAAGTACGGCATCACCGATGGCGACTACTACGCCGCCCTGGTTTCGGGAGGCAATGGAGAGTTGGACATCGATACCCTGCTTTACCAGTTGTCGAAATAACCGCCGTAAGTCAAACCAAAAGCCAGAACAACCATGGAGTTTTTCAAAGTATCAATCGTGTATAGCGAGCGTCACATGACAGAGGACGTTTTCAATGATGATAAAGCCGCCAGGGCTGCATTTGTCGAGGCCGACCAGAACCCCAATGTGTGGGGCGCGAAACTCTACCGCTGTGAGTTCGTGAACGGCAAGCTCGAAACCAAAGACTGCATCGTGAGAGTGTAAGTCACCCAACCAATAGTCCGCTTTAGCTCAGCGACGAGAGAGCGCTCACATGCCCGTGAGAGGTCGTCGGTGCAATCCCGACAAGCGGAGCAAGTCCGAAAGGACAGCCAAAGAAGAGTCCCTTGACATGATGGCAATCCGCTGCAACCACCGCCCCAGGGCGGCAGGGCAAGCGATGAGCAGGACGGTAAGTAGCCTAACGGCCATGACCCCGGGGCAAGCGTAGAGCGCAGCCCAGGGCGAGCGGTGAACGCAATAAGAGTGACATCCGAGCGAGAGCGAAAAGGCCGATCCTGCGAGAAGTCCAGTAAGCCGTCACGCAAAGTGGAGAGTCCACGGGTTGGCGGTGATGCTGGCCACGATATAGCGGGCGTGCAAGTCCCGCTATGAGTAATGAATTTTTTATTTGCCAAATAGACTGGTGTGGCCCCGCGCCTCTCCCGTGATGGGGAGGCGGTCAACTGGAGACAGGGGATGTGAGCAATGCGGGTTCGAGTCCCGAGGCCAGTCCACTATTCACCAATTTTTAGATGAAGATGGAAAACAATATCAATCTCACCAAGTCGCTCAGGGAGTTGACCGTAGGCGCTGAACTCGCCATTCCCATCGAGCGCAAATCGTCGTTGAGCACGACGATCTATTCGCACCTGGCACCCGAGAGGGCCAAGGGCTACAGGGACAAGACGCGCACCGACTACGTCAAGAACGTGGTCATTGTCACCCGTGTGGCATGAGCTGCGTCGATACCCCGGCCATCCACCTGGAGAATATCCTGCTGGCGATGGCCAACAAGACGTTTTGCAAGACGGAGGCCGCTGAGATCGTCGGCGGTCGTGCCCGTCTCATCCGCCTTGTCGAGAGCGGCGAGATAAGGGCCGACAAGAAGTCAGTGAGGCAGAACGGGCGATGGTACTGCAATGCCGCTGATGTCTTGCGGCACTGCCGCAACATGAGAAATAAGTCAAACCAATAAAACCGTAACGAAATGAAGTACATTGAACTTTTCACCAACAAGTACGCCATGGCGCTGATGGCTATAGCCATGATTGCGCTGCTGTGCGTCTTATCTTCCAGCGAGTGGACGCTGGGTATCATCATCTCTAAGGCCGTTGGCTTTGCCCTGGTCTATGTCTATGACCGTCTGTTCAAGAAATGGGACAGAGCGGGCAAGATAGACATCATCAAGGAATTGTTCAACGATGATCATGACGAAGACTGCGAGTAATTTCTTTTTCATAATTCTTACAGATTTAAGTGTTAATAATTAGGGTTGGCCTGCCGTGCCGAGCACATGGCAGGCTTTTATTCGGGGCCGCTGGCTGTTCATGGCAGAGTCATCATGTCATAATCTCAAAAGCGCCGTGTTCACTTGGTTCGATTCCAAGGGCCTCACAGCATTTCACTGACAAACTTTTTTCCTTTAATCAAACATCAAATCTCCCCGCTTTGTTGTGAAACACGGCGGGCACACAGCCCTGGAGTGGTCGAGTGTGGGTTTGCTTCCATCCTGCGCTGCCGGTTTCGAGTCCCGGCTGGGCTACGCAACCGAAAGTAATAATTTTTTCTTTTTTGTAAACCAGTCGCCCAACCTGTGAAGGCACGGCGACTTTCCTATCACCTGGCCCGGGAAGGGCACAAACGATATCACTAAGTGCTTTTAATGGTTTGTTTTACAGAACGTGCTTGCCTGTCGTGAGACACGCAGGTGTCATCACCCGTCCTGCGGGGGTAATTGCAGGAACTTCGTGGATGGGAGTGTCGGTAACGCGCTCCATTGCTCAATGAGGCTCCGGACATCCACGAAACCCATCACTGCTGGTCGGGGTGAGCGGTAACGCCACCCTCGGAATAATGGTCACAGGCTACGGCCTGACGTATCAAAAAGCC